GCTAAGATGGATTATATTGTGCGTGAGATTGCTAAGTCTATGGATCTTGACCCTGACAAATTGGTGAACTCAATGGGTGATGCTGCAGTACAAGCAGAGATACTTAAAAAGTTTCGTGCGGAGAATCTACCACCACCTCAACCACAAGCAGGACCACCACAAGGAAGCCCACAGGGTCCACCAGCAGGGGCGCAGGTACAGGATACTCAAGGTAGCGGTGGGGGTACTATAGGTACAGGCACAGCACCTCAGCCGGGAGAACAAGGCTTCTCAGCTAACACTGGACAAGGACCAATGCAGTGAGTTTAAAACTACTAGTAAATAACCCAGAAGCATGGAAAGCATTTGAAGCGGAACTAGATGAACGTATTGATGCTAGTTACAAAATGTTTTCTCAGTCAGATGAGTCTTATGTAATGTACAGGTTACAGGGACAGATACATGCACTGCAAGCTTTGAAGCAGCTTAGGCTAAAGGTTAATGCTAATGGCTAATAAAGGCTTAAGCTATGGAGAACTAATTGTAGACAATATTATTGGTCTAGATAATGAGTATGAATCCTTTGGAGAAAAACTTGGTAAAACAGTCAATAAAGACGAGATAGGTTTTCTTAAAGATTCTGCTGTAGGTATCTATGAGGGAGCTAAAGAGTTTATAACTAGCCCGATTGATACAACAAAAGAAGTTGTTACAAATATTAAAGACAGTGTACAACGTTTAGGCACACAAGATTTAAACACACGTTTAAAAAATATGTACGGCATTGGGTATGAATCTGCAACAGATGATCAAGTAAGTGCTGCTAGAGAGGCTGTATTTGGTGACGCACTGACTGCATTAGAGTTAATTCCTGCTGCTAAGGCTACAGTAGTTGCAGCCAAAGCAGGTACTGCAGCTATTCCTAGTGGAGTTAAAGCAGATGTAGTAGGTCAAACTAAAGCTTTATTTAGTGGAGACAAAGAGTTTCTACAAGGTACTCCAAGCGCACGTTCAGCTACTCAAAGTCTTAGTGCTGGTTTTACTGGCAGTACTCCCCCTACGTACTTAAAAAGAGATAATCCTTTTATAGAGGATAGAGGTGAAGCACTAAGCTGGGATCAAGTGCCTTTTGAAATAGCTGACGATCAACTAAACCTTTTAAACACTAAACTTTTAATGTTTAGAGAACCTATTGTAGAGTTTGCAGAAACTGTAGCTATACCTAAAAAAGGTTTACTAGGTTCTCAGTTTCTAGCTCAGATAAAAAATAACGAGTCTATTCCAGAGACCTCACTTCAAGAAGGCATCATAGAACCTAGTAAAAGGTATACTAAAGAAGAACTATTAAAAGCTTTAGGTAAAGGCACTAATACACAAGGAACTTTTAGGTCTGTTGCAAACATAGCTGATGATAGGCTTAGACAGTTTGAAACCTATCAACGTCAAAAAAGTGTAGCTTTTAATGGTGGAACAGAACAGTCATATTTTGATATACCTTTAGATAGTACTGTTGGATACCCCGGTAAAAAATTTAAAGCTAATGAGCAACACTATAATCCTGAAACTCTTGTTCATGTTAGAGGCTCTATTATAAACCCTAGTAGTTATGGCTTTCAAAGGTCAGTAACTTTTTTTGATAATCTTATTGAGGATGAGGACTATTTACTTGTAGAAGAACTACAATCCGACTTGCTTACTAAAGGCTATATAAAACCTAAAAATAAATTTGATGCACAATTTAATGCGGCAGTTAATATGTTTGATACCATAAGTTATATTAGCTACAGAGAAGCTTTTGGGTCTGTTGATAAAGAAATTAAAGCAACTATTAAAGAACTTTTAGAAGAAGGTGTAGTAGAACCCACTGCTCCTAAAAGCAAAGCAGGTACCCCTGAATTTGATGCTTTATTTGAGGATACTGGTGCTGTTAGGTCTGAAAGAAAAAAACAATTTGAAGAGTATGTAACCAGAGCTGATGCTATACAAATTGCATATGAAAATAACCTAGATGAGTACTACAATAAAATACAGAAAAAATTAGATAAGAAAAAAATAAATAATGAAATAGACGTTACAGAGATGCAACAAATCTATTCACATTATTTAGAAGCCAAAGATATAGATCTTACTTCAAATATAGGTCTACCACCAATAAGAAAAAACAAGCAAGCAGTAGATGAAGCACTTAAAGTTATAATAGCTAAAGCAGCTCAATCTGGCTTAACTAAAATAGTTATACCTCCTGCAGATCGTATTGTTGCTGCTAGGGGTAGAGAACTAAGTACAAAAGAAGGGGACAGGTTTAACAGAACCTATATAACTGATCTTAATAAATCTTTAAAAGACCTTGAAGATAACTACCCTGTAAAGATAGAAAGACTCGTAGAGCTGCCATATGATGATGCTGGTTCAGATGTTGATGGGCTTAACCTTAGCAAAGAAGGTACGGTTATAGATATCTCAGAATTAATTGCTAATTATAAAGTAGAACAACCAAGACAATTTGCCCAAGGAGGCTTAACAATGAGAGACCAAATGGAAATGAACTTTGCCCTTGGTGGCACAGCAGAGACAGTAGACCCAGTGTCAGGCAATGATGTACCTCCCGGCTCTCTACCGGTAGAAGTGCGTGATGATATACCTGCACGTTTATCTGAAGGTGAGTACGTTGTACCTGCTGATGTTGTTCGTTACTTTGGTGTACGTGTGTTTGAAGAAATGCGTATGGAAGCAAAAAGGGGCTTGCAACAAATGGATGCTGATGGTAGAATAGGTGGTGAACCTATGGAGCCACAAGTACAACAAGCAGAGCTTAGTGATGATGACTTAAATAGTATTATTGAGCAAGCTATGCAAGAGCAACAACCTATAATGGCTAATGAAGGTACACTTGTTGATTCTACTTCAGGTGCTTATAAACCCCCTGAAGTAATTCAGAAGTATGGTCTAGGTCTAGGATCAAGTTTATTTGATCCAAATTTTGGTAAGAATGATTTTTATGATATAGGTGACTACAAACCTTCAACAGGTGACTATGATACTGCTGAAACTATACAAGATCAAGCTGCAAGTACAGAACCTGTATGTGGCATTAACCCGATGACTGGTAATCAACAGGTATATAATAAGGCTTTAGGTAAGTGTGTAGACAGAAAAACGGGAGACGATGAAGGCCCACCACCGGGTGGTACAACAACAACAACAACTTCAACATCTTGGGGTATAGATAAAGAGGGTAATCAAGTAGATTTTGGAGACCCAGAAGCTTTAGAAAAATATATAGACTCACTTAATACTCCTGTTGATCTTCCGGGTACAGAAACTTTAAGGGACTCTGCTGCACTAGCAGGAAAATTTATTCACCCTGTTGCTGGCCTTGCTATAGGTGCAGTTTCTTTATATGGTAAAGTAGATGCAACCACTGATATTGCTGGTTTAAGGGCAGGTAGAATAACCGCTGCTATCTATGGTCACGACAAGCTTGTTAAAGATATTGAAGAAAAAATTGCTGGTTATACAGGCGGCACTGGATTTACTAGAGGTGGTAAGTTTGGAGATACAATAAAAACCAATGATGCTGTTAGGGGTTTATTTGGAACAGGCTTTGGTTTTGCTTCTAAAGCTCATGGTTCTACAAATAAAGAAATTAAAGCGTTTATGGAAATGGTTGATAACCCTAATACAGATCCTGAAAAACTAAAAGAAGTGCGTGAAAAGCTAAAAGAAAAATCTATAGCGCACAGAAAAGCACAAAGAGAACTTGCAAAAATTTCTAGTGATAAAGAAAAGTTTAAACGATTAGAAGCAGCAAGAACGGCAGCACAAGTAGCTCAACAACAAGCTGCAGCTAGAAGAAATCCTAACGTAATTCCTGGAAGTGGCGGTGGTGAGGGGCCAGATTTACTACCTAGCCAAGTTAAATCTGGGTATGTAAGTGGTAATGTTAGGGGTTTAAGTAATCCGCAAAGAGCAGAGATAGATCGTAGTAGCTCTAAAATAGATAAACAAGATGCAGATTCTTTTGAAGATTTAAACACCGGCGGCTTAGTACAAAGACGAAAGAAGAAGAAGTAACAATAAGGCTACCCAGCTACGGCTGGCCCCAACATAAGGAAACAATATGCCTGAACTACAAACTATGGAAACACCAAAGACTGCAGGGTTCGTAAACCCTAACCATAATAATCGTAATCGTAAACGGATTGAAGAAGACGAAAAAGAGATCCAAGAACTTGAGGGTAAAACTCAAGAGGAAGAAGAGGTAGCAGTAGAGGCTACTGAAGAAGAACCAGAGGTTGAGGACAAGAACCTTAGTCGTGAAGAAAAATCTTTTAAGAAACGTTACGGTGATGTTCGGCGTCACATGCAACAGAAAGAAAAAGAGTGGGAAGAAAAGTTTGCTGCACTAGAAGCTCGTCTAGGTCAGGAAAATATTCGGCCCCCTAAATCAGATGAAGACATTGAGTCATGGGCTGCAGAGTACCCTGATGTAGCAAGTATTGTAGAAACTATTGCTGCTAAAAAAGCTCAGGAGATGTTTAGTAAAGCAGAAGATCGTCTGCAAAAACTAGATGCTAAAGAAGCTGAAATGTCACGATCATCTGCAGAGCAAGATATACGTTCTGCTCACCCTGACTTTGATAAACTGCGTGAAGCTGATAAGTTTCATGACTGGGTTGATGATCAACCTAAGTGGGTACAAGATGCCCTTTATGAAAACTCAGATGATGCAGCTTCAGTAATTCGTGTCATTGATCTATACAAAGTAGACAATGGTATGACAAAGAGTGACTATGCAGCAAAACGTAAAGCTGCTGCTGGTACTGTTAAGAAAGCTTCCAAAGCATCTGTTGATGCAGAGGACACATCTGGCTCATTTAAAGAGTCTGATATTGCTCGTATGTCTGCACAAGAATATGAGAAACAAGAAGAAGCAATAACTAAAGCAATACAAACAGGTAAATTTATTTACGATTTATCTGGTAATGCACGATAATATATACTTGACAAATAAAAATTTGTTAGTATAACTAGGGATTAGTATTCAGAAGCCACCATTAGGTCTACCTTCTGTACTAATCCCCTCATTAAAGCTCAAACAAACTAACTAAGACTACCTGTATTAAGTATAGGCCCGTACTTAGATTGACCGGCCAGTTGATCCTAGTATGCACCCTAGAAAACAATCAGCCTCTTCAGATAATGTTTAGCTCAACAAAGCCTAAACTTTATAGGAGGACTTATTATGGCTTTTACAACCGCAACAGGTTATGGGAATTTACCAAATGGTAATTTTAGCCCCGTAATCTATTCCAAAAAAGTACAGCTTGCTTTCCGCAAGAGTACTGTTTGTGGTGATATCACAAACTCTGATTATATGGGCGAAATTTCTGCCCAAGGTGATACTGTTAAAATTATTAAAGAACCAGAAATTTCTGTTTCGCAGTATGCACGTGGTACAAATGTTACAGCACAAGATTTGCAGGATGACGATTTCTCGTTAGTCATTGACAAAGCTAATTATTTTGCTTTCAAAATGGATGACATTGAAGAGGCTCACAGCCACGTCAATTTCATGGACCTTGCAACAAGTCGTGCTGCATACCGTCTAGCTGACAACCATGACCAAGAAGTTCTTGGATACATGGCGGGTTATGCACAGTCTGCTAATCACAGTGCCGCTGGTGCTTTGAATACAACTGTTAATGGTACTAAAGCAGTATCAACTGCTGGTTCTAACGAACTGCTTTCTTCTATGCAACTGCATAAAGGTGACTTTGGCAACATCACTACAGCCTCTGCGGGAACACACTCTATCCCTCTGGCTGCACGTTTGCCCGGTGCTACTGCACTTCCAACTGCTACGGCTTCACCAGCAATGGTTGTTGCTCGTATGGCTCGTTTGCTTGATCAACAGCAAGTTGACAAACAAGGCCGTTGGATTGTAGTTGATCCAGTATTCATGGAAATTCTTGCTGATGAAGATTCACGCTTCATGAATGCAGACTTCGGTGAATCAGGTGGATTGCGTAATGGCTTGACTATTAGCAACTTCCACGGCTTCCGTGTATATTCCTCGTCTAACTTGCCTTCTGTAGGCGATGGACCGGGAACTACTGGTACTGCCAACCAACTGACTAACTTTGGTGTTATCGTAGCTGGTCATGATTCTGCTGTAGCAACTGCCGAGCAGATTAACAAAACAGAAACATATCGTGACCCTGACAGCTTTGCTGACATTGTTCGTGGTATGCATCTATACGGTCGTAAGATTCTTCGTCCTGAAGCAATCGTTACTGCCCGTTATAACGCAGCTTAAGGGAGTAATATAATATGGCTACTTATGACATGACTTCCAGTGATACTGCTGGCGTTGGGGCAAATGTTCTTGCTGTTCCAACCAATGTTGGTAACACTGTACGGACCATTGAGGCAATCTTAGATATTGATGCAATGGTTACTGCTGGTTACTCTGGTGCAAATGGGGATATCTTTCAACTGTTAGAAATTCCTGCTGAATCAGTTATTGTTGCTGCTGGTGCAGAAATCATGAAGTCCTTTACGGCTTCTTGTACTGCAGATATTGACTTCGCTGGTGGCGATGACATTATTGACGGTGCTGCATTAGATGCTGCTGCTGGTACATACCTTGCAAAAGGCACTAACGGCGAAGCTAACGTTGTCAATACAGGCGCAGCTTCTACGTTTGCTGCTGCTGCTTTGGCATGTGTTGGTGCTGCCGATACCATTGACGTTACTATTGCTGGTGCTGCACCCGCTACTGGACGCCTTCGGGTATACGCAGTAATTGCTGATGTTTCGGCTGCTCACACTGAAGCTGCTGTTGCACAACGTGACTTGGTGTAATAAAACTATATACTTTGGGGCTGGCTATATGCTGGCCCCATTGGTGTATCAAGTTTACAGAACAAAAAACTCTTGGTATAATTTTAAGGGATTGTAATGGCGTATACGTATTTAGATATTACTAATGAAGTCATTGCTCGTTTTAACGAGGTTCCTCTTACGTCTTCTAACTTTACTGCAGCTAGAGGGTTTCAAATACAATGTAAAAATGCAGTAAATGATGCTATTGATTTTATTAATACAAGTGAATTTAGTTGGCCTTTTAACCACGATACACAGACAGATACTTTAACTGCTGGTACTACAAGATATACTATTCCTACCACTGCAAAGCATGTAGATTACGATACCTTTAGACTTGTTAAGGATACATCTTTAGGTGCTTCTGGGGGTAACTTAAGTCTGTTAGATTATAAAGACTATTTAAAAAGCTATATCACACAAGAAGATCAGACAGATGTTGGTGGCGTACCACGTAATGTGTTTAGAACCCCTGACAATAACTATGGTCTATACCCTTACCCAGATAAAGCGTACTCTTTAAAGTACGAATACTATTCCTACACAACTGCTATGTCAGCAGCTACAGACGTTCCTGCAATACCTGAACAGTACAGAGGTGTTATAGTAGATGGTGCTACAGCCTATGGATATCAGTATAGAGGTGAATCACAACAGTTTCAATTAAACTTTCAAAGGTTTGAGGCTGGTATTAAAAATATGAGAAGTCTTCTAGCTAATAGGGTAGACTACATAAGGTCTAGCATGATTACAAGGTCATCAAAATCTACAAGCGCATTTGGTTAAGGATTAACTATGGCAGACGAATCAGGTCTTAATCCTTTTATCTTTCCTTGTCAGGGTGGGTTGGTACTTAACCGATCTACTTTTACTATGGACCCCGGTCAAGCGTTTGAGTTACAAAACTTTGAGCCTGACATTAAAGGTGGCTACCGTAGAATAAACGGTTATGCTAAATGGAATACTAACATAGTCCCACAGACTGCTGCCTCTACTGAAAAAGTATTAATGTCTGCTTATCATAAGGGGGAGATTATTGCTGCTAGAGGTACTAAAGTTTTTAGAGCATCTAATGCAACTACGCTTCTTAATGGCGCAGTAAACAGTTCAGTTACCACTCTTACAATAGACAGCACTACAGATTTTAGTACAACAGGTACAATCCTTATCGGTACAGAGCAGATTACCTACACAGGTAAAAGTGCTACACAGCTTACTGGTTGCACACGTGGGGCTAACAGCACTTCTGCTGCTGCACACTCAGACAATACTGCTATTTCTCAGTACTGGACACAGATAGATACAGGTAGGACAGGGGCAGAAAAGTATTTCTTTTATAGACAAAACTTAGCTGGTACTGATACCCTTATATTTGCAGATGGTGTTAATAGAGCTTCTTACTTTTCTTCGGGTAACTCAGTAACGGACATAAATGGGACTAATGCACCTACTGATCCTAAATTTGTAACAGGGCATAGAAATACTTTATTCTTTGCTGGTATGTCTAGCAACCCACAAGAGCTTGTTTTTTCTGCTCCATACTCAATTACAGATTTTACACCGGCTAATGGTGCAGGTTCTATTAATGTAGAAAATCCTATTACTGGTTTGTTTCCATTTCGTGACTCTCTTATTATATTTTGTGAAGAACGTATATTTAAATTAGTTGGCAATAGTATAGCAGACTTTCAGTTACTTCCTGTATCTCGTAATGTTGGTTGTATGAATGGTTTTACTATTCAAGAATTTGCTGGTGATGTTGTATTCTTAGCAAGAGATGGTCTTAGAACTATTGCTGGTACTGAACGAATTGGTGATGTTGAGCTTGGAAGTATTAGTACTGCTGTTCATCAACTGTTTAGTAGCTATAGTAATATAGATGAGTTTGATTCTTTAGTTGTACCTGATAAAACTCAGTACCGTATATTCTTTTGTGATACAGATGCAAGAACTAAAGCAAGAACTAAAGGCGTGATATGCCACAGGACAGAGCAAGGCTATGAGTTTTCTGAAACACTAGGTATTCAACCTTCTTGTACAGATCACATTAATGATGATGGTGTTGTATATATTACGCATGGTGGCTACGATGGGTACGTATACAGACAGGAGCAGGGTAGTTCTTTTGACGGTACTACTATCATAGGACGATACAGATCACCTGATTTAACTATGGGTGACGCAGGTATACGAAAGAACTTTCAAAGAGTTATCATTAACTATGCTCCTGAAGGTGCAGTAAACTCTGACTTATTTGTACGTTATGACTATGAAGACCCTAATGCACCACGTCCTGCTGCTTACCCTTTTGACAGTACTAAGGTTGTTGCTATTTATGGTTCATCTACATACGGTACTGCTACATACGGTGGTCAGTCTAACCCTCTTGTTAGGCAATCAGTAGAAGGTAGTGGTTTTGCAATAGCACTAAGAGTTGTTGATAATGGTACGTCAGAACCTTACTCACTCAAAGGTTTTCAGTTAGAATTTGATGCAGCCGCAAGGCGTTAAAGGAGAAATAAATGGCTGGTTATACACGGCAGTCCACATACACAGATGGTGATATTATTGATGCATCAGACTCTAATGATGAGTTTGACCAGCTTTTAGCTGCTTTCAATGCTTCCTCTGGACACACACACGATGGTACTGCTGCAGAAGGCGCAGCTATTACTAAGCTATTAAGCAATACACTTACCTTTGGTGCTGGCAGTGCTGGCACAGATATTACAATAACTTTTGATGGCGAATCAAATGATGGTGTACTAAAGTGGATGGAGGATGAGGATTACTTTGAGTTTTCTGATGATCTACTTATTGCGTCAACCGAAAAAGTTCAGATTCGTGATACTGGTATTTATCTTAACTCTAGCACTGACGGTCAGCTTGATGTAGTAGCTGATGGTGAGGTGCAAATTGCATCTCCTATTGTAGATATTAATGCTTCCACAGGACTAGCCTTAGATGGTGCTAATCTTAACTCTGCATGGACTGTCAATACAACTAATAAGATTCAGTTTCGTGATACTGGCATCTACCTTAATTCTAGTGTAGACGGACAGCTTGACATTGTAGCTGACACAGAGATACAGATTGCTGCTACTACCATTGACATGAATGGTGCTGCAGACATCTCAGGAAATTTAGCTGTAGGTGGTAATCTTACTGTAGCTGGTAATGCAACTGTAACTGGTACTACTACCTTTAATGGCGGTACAATTACTATTGGTGATGCTGCTACAGATAACGTTGTGTTTGGTGCTGATGTAGACTCCCATATTATACCTGACGATGATGACACATACGATTTAGGTTCAGCAAGTCAAGAGTGGCGAGACCTTTACATAGATGGTACTGCACATATAGACACACTAGACGTTGATGCCAATGCTACTGTAGCTGGTACTCTTGGTGTTACTGGTGTGTTGACAGGTTCTTCGTTAGACATTTCAGGTGACATAGATGTAGACGGTACAACTAACCTTGACGCAGTAGACATTGATGGTGCAGTACAGCTAGATGCTACGCTTACAGTTGGAGCTAACGATCAAGGCTATGATGTAATCCTGTACGGTGATACAGCTTCAGCTAACATGACTTGGGATACTTCAGCAGATGATCTTATTTTTAATGGTGCTGCTGGTCTTATTGTACCTGACGGACAACTAACATTAGGCTCTACTGCTGTTACATCTACTGCTGCTGAGTTAAACCTTCTTGATGGTGTATCAGGCTTAGTACAGGCTGACTTAACTAAGTTAGCTGCTGTAGATTCAACCGCTGCTGAACTTAATATTGTAGATGGTGGCACTTCAGCTACTTCTACTACTGTAGCTGATGCAGACCGTGTTGTTATGAATGACAATGGCACTATGGTGCAGGTTGCAGTAACAGACTTAGCTGCATACTTTGATGATGAAATCACTGCTATGCCTAACCTAGTTAGTACAGGGGCTTTAAACTCAGGCAGTATTACCAGTGGGTTTGGCACTATTGATACTGGCTCTAGTAATATTACTACTACAGGTGTAGGTGCATTTGGTTCACTAGACATTAGTGGTGACATTGATGTAGATGGTACTACTAACTTAGACGTGGTAGATATAGACGGTGCTGTCAATATGGCAACAACACTGTTGGTTACAGGGGTAGCAACACTTACAGCTACACCTATAGCGAACGCAGGTATATCTGTAAAGAACGGAGCTACTTCCGCTGGCTTTGTAGAGTTCTTTGAGGACTCAGATAATGGGACTAACAAGGTAACACTGATTGGTCCTGCATCTACTGCAGATGTGACCTTGACACTACCCACAACTACTGGTACACTAATAACATCTGCATCTGCAATAGACGAGGCTACAGCGTTAGCCATAGCATTAGGATAATAGAAAAATGGCTAATACATTTAAAACGATTACACGGGATGTAGCACCAGCAAGTGCTGGCACACCTGAAACACTATACACTGTGCAAAGTAGCACTAGGATTATTATTCTAGGACTAACCCTAGCTAACGTACACACCTCACAGGTTACTGCTTCAGTTACTTTAGTGAGTACAACTACTCAGACCTCTCAGACACAAAACACTACAGCACACTTAATTAAAGATGCTGCTATCCCAGTAGGCTCAACTCTAGCTGTACTGGATGGTAAGATCGTAGCTAACGCTGGTGACATCATCAAAGTAGATTGTTCTGTGGCTGATAAGGTTTCAGTTGTAATGAGCTACATGGAGATTGACAGCTAATGGCAGGATATATTGGTAATAAAGCGGTCAACCTCAGTACCTCTGGTGCAGATATTAGTGGCACAGCTAACCTAGATGCGGTGGACATTGATGGTGCAGCTAACTTTGCTGCAGACGTAACCTTTGCAGACGGTGCAGATATTATCACTGCTTCAGCAGGCACATCCAACTTTCGTGCAGGGGTAAACGCAGGTAACTCAATAGCCTCTGGTGGTAATTATAACGTGGTCGTGGGCGATGAGGCAGGTACTGCAATTACTACTGGTGATGGTAATGTAGCTGTAGGTTTTGACGCAGGTAAGGCAATTACTACATCAAGCTCTAATACAGCACTAGGCTATGAGTCACTTACTGCCTTAACCACAGGTAACAGTAATACAGCAATAGGTTATCGGGCATTAAAAACAGACACTCTGGGAGATAGAAACGTAGCGGTAGGCAACGAGGCTTTGTCTACACAAAACTTTACATCGTCCACAGATTCTTACAATGTAGGCGTAGGGTATCAAGCAGGTAAGGCAGTTACAACTGGCACAAACAATACCCTCATAGGTGGTTTAGCTGGTGATGCAATTACAACTGGAAGTCAAATTACAGCCATTGGGCAGCATGCTGCAGGTAAAACAACAACGGCATCAAATAATACTGCCATTGGTAGAACCGCTATGT